GCCCCTGTAAACTCCCCTGTCGCGTCAGACGGTCTATTAAGGTGGGATCGGCTACCCCTGCCGGGAAAAACCCGCTGAAGGGCACTACAACCCAACGCGAGAAAAAGCCCTCGGTGGTATCCTGCACGTCATGCTGAGAGAACCCTGTGAGGTTGGCGGTTGCCCTGCTGTATTCGATTTACGCAGGCTAGGCAAGGCACCCAAGGATAGGGGAAGCCTAGACGCGTACACGTGCCCGGACGTATTCGAGTTACCGGAAGGGGGAATTGCCATAGTAGGAACTGACTGTACAGAGGAATTGAGAGACAAGCTGCCCGATGGCGCAACCGTAGCGGATTACGAAAGAATCGTAGTGATCCCTAGGGACGTATTCCTAGCTGCTTGCTTGGAAAGCTAACGCGCGTACAGAAAACCCCCTTCCAAGGAAGGGGGTTCCTGCTAGTGACTACGGCGTAGTGTTGATGCTGAGGTTAACCTCGCTGATGTGCACTACCACGTAATCCATTCCGATTTCGCAAGCACGAGCAGCGAACCAGCCTTCTGCATTAGGCGCCGTAAGTGCCTTAGCGCCTGTCAGGCTGGTTGTGTTGAACACTGTCCCACGCTTGATTTCGTGGTCCGCCATTGTGATTTCCTCTCTGTAGTTGAGACTTCAGTCTAGCCGGAATAATTGGTTAGCACAATTAATTACACCCGATAGAGTTACCCACAATTTGTGACATACTTCACAGATCAACTGTGGCGTATTATATGATAATAAATCGGACACACCCCGGGCTAGCATGCCCTGCTAAACTGCCTGCATGAACGAATTGGACGACGTCGATAGAGAGAAGCTAATAGCCGACATAGCCACCCGTGCGGGTACAGCAAGTGAGCTAGCCAAGTGGTATGACGTTACCAAGGAATGGCTAGTTCAGTTTGTTGAGGACAATCGCACGCTCATTGAGGCTATGGCAGAGCGCCTGAAGTTGGAGGAACCAGAGGAAGCACCCGACCATGTAGTTACCCCTACACAGTTAGACGAACTATGGATTACCAAGAAGTTTGAGAGATTGAAGCGCATTCAGGGCATAGCCGAGAGGCTACAGAAGGATGCTGGCTATGACGCTATGGCAGCTAGGGAATTTAGATCGTACCTCACATTAGCTGCAAATGAGCTAGGGCAGCTATTGCACAGAGGCGCGGGCGAAGCGGGAGATGGTGACGTGTTGAGTGTGAACATTCAAGGCGTGGATATGGAGACATTGCGTTGATTAAAGTAAGAATTAAAAATGGATGGATTGAGTATCACGTAGTTCCGTGGATTGGCTGGTGCCGTATAGGGTTGCACTTCTTGTTATACGATTTCCCTAGGGATGGCCATTTTTGCGCTTGCGGAAAACGATTTCGCCGGAATGAGGATTATCGATGAGAAGAATTTGCGGTTGTGAAGAAACTGGCGACCACCACATTAATTGTGCTGCAATGACTGTTGCGCTATCCGACCATTTAAAGCGCTGTGGTTGGAAAGAACAATTAGGCGTGTGCGCTGATAGGGACAATCACATTAAGCAGGGTGAGGCGATTATCAATGGTCAACTCCCTGAATGACACCAAGAAATCGACAGGCACAACACACGTTCATGAGTATGAACCTAGGGGAGGGTGTAAGGAAGTATTTGAGGCGCGTGATCCTGAGGTATTGATTTCGGGTCCTGCCGGTACGGGCAAAAGCCGTGCGTGCCTAGAGAAACTGTTAGCAATTTGTCTGCTTACGCCGAACGTGCGTGCGCTCATTCTGCGTAAAACGTTACGGTCTCTCGGGTCTACCGCCTTGGTTACGTGGCGAAACTACGTAGTCAAGGAAGCCTTGGTTACGGGCACTGTTGTCTATTACGGAGGTAGCTCGCAGGAAGCAGCACAGTACCGTTTCAAGAATGGTTCCACTGTAACTATTGGTGGTTTGGACAACCCGACGCGCGTCATGTCTTCCGAATACGACATCGTCTATATTCAGGAAGCAACAGAAATCACAATTGAAGATATTGAATTCGTAAAGACTCGATTGCGTAACTGGACAATTAGTTTCCAGCAGTTGCTAATGGACTGCAACCCCGGAAGTGATAAGCACCCGCTTAAGCTACGGTGCAATGACAAGGCGTGCCGCCTGATTGAATCGCGGCATGAGGACAACCCTAGGCTGTTCAACCTTGACGGCACACTGACCGAGCGTGGTGCGCTCTACATAGCAATTCTGGATAACCTTACTGGCGTTCGTTACAAGCGCTTGCGGCAGGGTTTGTGGGTTAGCTCTGAAGGCGTTATCTATGAAGAGTTTGATCCTGCAATTCACGTACTGCCTTGGGCCTTTGATGATGACGGTAACCGTCTACCCCTTCCGCAGGAATGGCCTAGATATTGGGTAATTGACTTTGGGTTCGCTCACCCGTTCGTTTTGAAATGCTATGCGGAAGGCAATGACGGAGAGCTCTACATGTACCGCGAGATCTACATGACAGAGCGCACGATAGCTGAGCATGTAGAAACAATTATGGGGGAGGTAACAACAACTGCTGTAACGCGCTGGTATGACCATATGAATAGGGTAGAGCGTGAACGCTTTGAAACTATATGGATTGAGCCTAAGCCTACGGCAGTTATCTGTGACCATGATGCGCAGGGCAGGCGCACCTTTGAGAAACTAACAGGGCTAGGTACTGTTGCAGCACTTAAGACCGTATCAGACGGTATTGACCTGCATAAGGAACGTCTTAAGCCGGATGGAGAGGGCTACCCCCGGTTCTACCTTATGGCTGATGCTCTGGTTGAACGGGATGAGCGTCTAGCGCAGGCACTTCGCCCGGTATGCACTGCGGACGAGTATTCCTCTTACTCGTGGAAGGTAGACAAGGAAGGTCGCAAATTAGACGAACCAATCAAGAATGGTGACGATGGCGTAGACTGCGACAGGTATTTGACGATGCATCTCGATTATCGGGGCAAAGCACGCGTTACAGTGCTGGATAGTTGATAGTGGAGGAAAAGCGAAATGACGACATTGGATGCCGCACGGCTGCCGAGTATCGGCAGTATTGTGTTGATGAAATTGGCATCGCTACTTTCTAAGCGAGCGCAAACAAGCACCCGTAGGACTGCCCCTGTGTGGATTCAAGCTATGAGCCGATTTCTGCTGACCGTCGCTGGTTTTGCATGCTTGACATGGGCAGGATTTACGGTTAGCTTCACTATCGGTTTAGTCTCTGCCGCATTCTCATGCTTCGCTATGTCGTGGCTGTTCACGGGATCGACGACGCCTGATACTGCCGGAGATGCACCGCAACAGGTACGGATGCGGTAGGGCAGGCAGGGTATTGGAGACTGAGTGATGGAGGATTTATTTAGCAAGGTAGCCCGTAGTGCCCGACGTGTGCGTGTACGCAATTCAGCCAACCCGCCAGTGCCCTATACCGGTTCACGTAGTTCGATGTTCAGCAATGAATCATCTGAATTGCCAATTGGTGATCAGGCTTACCAGGCGTACGGCTCTGTCGGCACATTGTTTGCGATCGTCAGTCAAATTGGTAATGCGGTTGTGTCGACCGAATGGCACCTTTACCGCAAGGGTCCACAGCGTGATAAGAAACGACGCAAGGAAGTGCTTAACCATGGCTTCCTGACAGTGTGGAACAAGCCAAATGATTTCTACACTGGTCGATTCTTCCGTGAGACAGTGCAACAACACCTTGACCTGGTTGGTGAGGGTGTAATTGTGCTGAACAAAGTGGGTGGAATAGTTACGGAAATGTGGGCAGTGCGCCCCGACCGTATCCACCCTGTGAAGCACCCAAAGAAGTACCTGACTGGTTACATGTACCGGATAGAGGGCGAGGAAGTACCCCTTACCCTTGACCAGGTAATTCACATTAAGATGCCGAACCCGGTTGACCCGTACCGGGGCATGGGTCCTGTGCAATCAGTGCTGCACGATATTGATGCAGCGCGTTATTCGGCAGAATGGAATCGCAATTTCTTCATCAATGGAGCTAGCCCCGGTGGAGTAATCAAAGTCGATTACCGTATGGGTGACGATGAGTTCAATCAATTCGTCAATCGCTGGCGCCAGCAGCACCAAGGCGTGGCCAACGCTCACCGTGTTGCTGTACTTGAGAACGCATCATGGGAAAACACAAACTTCTCAATGACGGATATGCAATTCGTTGAGTTGCGCAACCTACCCCGTGAGCTCATTCGTGAGGCGTTCGCATTTCCTAAGCCGATGCTAGGCACGGTTGATGACGTCAACCGCGCTACGGCTATTGCAGGCAAGGAAATCATGGCTGAGAACCAAACGGTACCGCGCCTCAGCCGTTGGAAAGACGTAATTAACGCGTACATGCTTCCGCAGTTTGTCAACGGTGACGTACTGGAATTAGACCATGACGATCCCGTACCGATCAATCATGAGGATTCAGACAGGGAACGTAATAGCCAGGCTGCCAGTGCGCGCAATCTGGTGTTGTCTGGCTTCCATCCTGATGACGTGACAGACGCTATGGGGCTACCACGCATGCGTTGGGTAGGTATTCCCTCTCCGGCGCAGGCTGCAAAGACGGCTGAACCTGATGTAGCCACGCCAGAGAACGCGTGGAACTCAGCAGTTGACGCTATGTTCCTTGCCGGAACTCACTAGTTAAGAAAGGAGAAACTATGCGGCCTAGTGCGCGTGCACTCAATTTGTACAAAACAAAGCTACTCGATCGTATCGGCATGCAAGATGCTGCGATCGCAACGGAACTAAGGCAAATGAAATTGCCTTGGTACTACATGCGCAATCAAAGCGCTGATGCCGACGAAAGTGAAAGTACCGCTGAGATTTTCATCTACGATGAAATCGGCGGCAGTATGGGCATCGATGCTGCTCAGTTTGTTGAAGATCTGCAAGCAATTGATGCGGATAACATCGACGTGCGTATCAATTCACCAGGTGGTGATGTGTTCGACAGCATTGCCATTTACAACGCACTGGTAAAGCATCCTGCCAACATCACCGTTTACGTGGATGCCTTGGCAGCGTCTGGCGCCAGCATTATTGCCATGTCAGGTGACAAGGTTGTAATGATGGTTGGGTCACAACTGATGATCCATGATGCGCTTGCTCCAACGCTCGGTAACGCTGCCGATCACGAGGAAATGGCTGAGTGGCTGCATGGGCAGTCAGACAATCTTTCCACCATTTACGCTGCAAGAGGCGGGGGTGAGGCGAAAGATTGGCGCGCCATGATGGTAGCTGAAACGTGGCTGTTTGCAAACGAAGCGGTCGATTTGAGATTGGCCGATGAGGTGTATGCACCCGCTCCTAAGAAACTCAAGCCGGGAGAGGAAGACATGCCCCCGGATGAAGGGGAGGGAGAGGGAACTACCGATCCGTCTGAAGACGATGATGAGGAAATCATCGCTGATGCTGAGACGGAGGAAGCGGCAATTAACATGCTGATGCACAAGCAGCATCGGCTCACCAATCGAGGTTTCAAATTCCTTGGAAGGCGTGCAGCGCCAACGCCACCGACCGATGCATTCGCTCAATACAGAAATCAATTCCTCAAGCGTTCTGACAATAGGGGAGGTTTAACATGGCTAAGGTAGTGCAGGCTGCTCGCACTGCTGATGAGGTGCGCGAAATGCTCACTGATGATGCTGCGCTCAAAGAGATCATGCAAGGTCCCGATGCGTTAGCTGATTGGGTCGAGCGCTCCATTGAGGCGCGTAACTCAGCCGATCCCGGTATGCTCGCTCAGGTCAAAGAGCAGACCGAGAATTTCATGATTGAGTGGCTGCGCAAGAACGGCACCGACGAGACTACCGCTCGGCGCCTGAACCTTGACAGCCCGAACACCCGCAACCAGATGCGCCGTGGAACTATCTACAACAAGCGTGCCGTTGGCGCAAGGCATGATGGTTCATTCGAGTCTAGCGCTGAGTTCCTGCACGCGATTTCTGAGCACTCGCACAAGGACTCTGACCTTTCGCGCAAGCTTGGGTCACTCAAGAATGACCTGAGTTCAATCAAGCCATCTGACGGTGGCTTCCTCATTCCGGAAATCCTCCGTGCGGAGTTACTGCGGGTCGCATTAGAGCGTGCGGTTGTGCGTTCTCGCTGCCGTGTGATTCCGATGGACAGCCTTACGGTGCCGTTCCCAACCGTTGACGCCACGTCAAATGTTTCCAGCGTGTACGGCGGCGTCGTCGGGTACTGGACTGAGGAAGGGGCAACCCTTACTGAGTCTCAGCCCCGGTTCGGTCGCATTGAACTGAAAGCCAATAAGTTAGTCCTTTACACTGAGGTTCCGAACGAACTCATTCGGGACGCCAGGCCATCCATGGATGCATTCATCGGGGACATTTTTCCCGAAGCGATGGCCTGGTTTGAGGACGTCGCATTCTTCATTGGTGGAGGTGTGGGCGAACCGCTTGGGTTCCTCAACGCGCCTGCAACAGTTTCGGTTACTCGTTCGACAACCGTCGCCGGTGAGAATGTCGAGTGGGTTGACATTGCGAACATGTACGCTCGCATGCTTCCTCAGTCGCTTGACCGTGCCGTTTGGGTTGTGTCGCCGGACGTTCTGCCCTCCCTACTCACCATGACGGTTGCCTCTGGCAGCAACGCAGTGTGGATGGGTGGCGGCAATTACACTACCGGTTCTGCCGCACCGCCTATGACGATGCTCGGTCGCCCGATTGTTGTTTCAGAGAAGGCGCGCACGGTTGGCCACGCTGGCGATATCAATTTCGTCGACTTTGGTTTCTACTTGTTGGGTGACCGACAGGCGATGAGCGCACGTCAGTCAGAGGATTTCCGATTCAACACTGATGTTACCGCCTTCCGCGTGATCGAGCGGCTTGATGGTCGCCCGTGGCTCACTTCAGCGGTTACCCCCATGAACGGCGGAAATGATTTGTCGCCGTTCGTCAACCTGTCGACTCACGCCTGATCAGGAAAGGAGCATAAGTCAATGAATGGTTTAGGCCGAATTTTCGATATCGGAAGTGCGTTTACTCCGGTCGACTTCAACACTGCTGATGCCGCTACCGGTCACCGTGTCCACATGCGGAACTATGGCGGTATTGCCCTTGTGCTTTATAAGGGTGCCGGTACTGCTGGTGCCGACCCGGTTATCACCGTGCAAGAGCACACGCTCGCTACGGGTGGAACTAGTGCTGACCTTGCTGTGATCGACCAGGTGTTTTACAAGAAGGAAACTACACTCGATGGTGATGAGACCTGGTCTCGCGCCACGCAGACTGCCGCTGCAACGTACACGGATGCCACGTCCGCTGAGGCGGAAGCGATCATCGTTACTGAGGTTGAAGCGGCTGCACTGAGTGCGGGTTACGAGTGGATTTCGTTTAACATTGCTGCCACTGTTGCTAACGCTCAGCTTCTGTGTGGTCTGTACATCATGCACGGTCTGCACGTGATTCGCCGTCCTGACTTACTTGCTCAGCCCAACGCGTAATGGGCGACGATGGCTAAAACTACACGTGCTAACGGGCCATCTATTGAGCCCGTTATCATCCGACGGGCAGAATTAGGGAGGGTAGATCAACCGTGTCATGGGAACAACTTGTCTCCATCTTCGCCGAGCGAAGAGAAACCAAGCGACTCGCCGACGCAAATCCCCCAATCGCCTGCCCCAACGATGGAGAACCCCTCACCAGTACCGGCGAAGGAAGCGGTCTCTACTGTCCCTTTGACGGCTGGAGATGGCCAGACGGAAACGCAACCGCCGTCCGCTAGACGCAGGCAGGCCAGGAAGGCCGCTCAGCCTGCCCCTGACACGTCAAAGAGAGCTAGGGCACGCGTCATTCCAACTGACGATTTCAACGATTTCTGAGAGCTGTTGAGGGGGTAGCCGCTCCTACCCCTTCAACACATAACTAAATATTCACCTTACGTAGTTCCGTAGAAAGCAACCGGGAGTGAGGTATGGCGTATGCAACCTTGGTACGCAACAAGAGAGCAGGTGCAAGATTCATTAGAAATCATGCATACTGCTCATTCTGCATTATTGATTGATACGGCACTAGAGGCAGCCACGCCTTCAGTCGAGTCACTGTTGCATCGGAGATTCTATCCGGAAACAAAAACCGTGACGTTTGACTGGCCCACCAGGCAGTACACCCCATCATGGCAACTAGACTTAGGCGATAATGAGATTGTCTCCCTCACCACGTTAACGTCTGGTGGCGTGGTAATTCCCTCAACGGATTACTTCCTGCGTAGATGGGATAATCGCGATGAGGCACCCTACCAGTACATTGAAATTGATCGATCATCATCGGCAGCATTTCAAGCCGGAACTACATCACAGCGCGCTATCGAAGCATACGGAGTATTCGGCCACAATGCTACAGACACCAGTATTGCCAGTGGTGTACTAGGTGCAGGCATCAATGCTGCTGTTACGTCGGCAGTTATTAATCCATCCGGCGGAGTGTTTACGGTGGGCGTTGGGTCAATTATTGTCATCGGCACTGAGCGCATGATTGTCACAGCGCGTACTATGAGTGATACTACCGAGAATGTGCAATCGCTCATGACAGCATCTATGGCTGACACAATTGTTGACGTCACCACTGGTAGTTCGTTTTCCGTTGGTGAGACAATTCTTATTGATGCTGAGCGCATGCGCGTCGTTGATATTGCTGGCAATAATCTCATTGTGATTCGCGCGTGGGATGGTTCAACGCTTGCGGCACACTCCGCCTTGGCTGATGTGTACGCACTGCGATCGTTCACAGTATCTAGGGCAGCGTTGGGTTCTACTGCCGCTGCACACTCAACATCGGACCCGGTTTACGCTCACAAATTCCCTGGTTTGATCAATGAGTTAGGCAAGGCTGAAGCCGTAGTGATGCTAGAACAGAACTCATCAGCCTACGCGCGTGTTGTGGGTGCAGGCGCTAGCGCGCGTGAGAGCGTCGGTAAGGGCTTAGAAGACCTAAGGGCTAGGGCAGTTGCCGCCTACGGGCGTAAGTGCCGTTCAGGGGCAATCTGATGCCACAGTTTAGAGTGAATGTGAAGGTGGAAACTAAGGGCGCGATCTTCAACGCTGCTAAATCTGCTGCTGCCGGACGGCGCATGATCATTGAAATTAATGAGGCTATTGCGCAAGAAGGTGTCAACCGCGTGTTGGCTAGATTGGAACGTGTGCTCAAAAACCCATCTGGTTACTACCAATCGCGGATTGCCGTACAACGGCGCCAGATCTACCGAGGTTATTGGGACAATAACGTTATCTATGGTGGGTGGCTTGAGGGAGTCGACAGCCGGAACGCCACAACTAGATTCAAGGGTTATCGCACGTTCCGCATGGTCAAGCAAGCGCTAGACCGCGACGCAGTTGCCCTAGCCCAACCACTAGTTACCCGCTACGTGCGGGAAATGAACAGTTGAGGGGAGGGAGCAATGACAACACCAGACGGTAGCGAAAGCTGGATTGATCCAATTTTTGATGCTGTAGTTTCTGATGCGCAGGCTAGCGGTTATTTTAACCGCGTGAACAAGCATGAGCCTAAGCGCGCACCAGGATACGGGATGACTGCCGCAGTATGGTTGCAGAGTATTTCGCCTTTGCCGCAGGCAAGCGGGTTGAGTACAACGTCCGGACGGGTGCTGTTCATTCTGCGCATGTACACCAGAATGTTACAGGAACCACAAGACATGATTGACCCGATGATGATGCGGGCAGCGTCCAACCTGATGCGCCGGTACCACGACGATTTTGACTTTGCTGGTGCTATTCGCAACGTTGACTTGTTAGGTAATTTCGGTGCACCGCTTGAGTGCACGGCTGGTTACTTGGAACAAGACAAAATTGAATACCGGACCATGGATATCATGATCCCTTGCATCGTTAATGATATCTGGCCGCAAGTAGCCTAGGAGGTGTGCAGTGGCTAAAGAACATGGCCTTGGTGCTAATTTCTATTTAGATGGTTGGGACCTATCCAGTGACACAGGATCACTGAGCAAGATTAGTAAGAGTGTTGGGCTACTGCTACAGACTGGAATTGACAAGTACGCTATTGAGCGAAAGAGCGGCGTACTTGATGGCGAAATATCATGGATGACGTTCTTTAACCCGACCAACGCTCACCTGAAATTGGAAGACCTACCGCGTACTGACGTGGTAGCTACCTATTTCCACAAAACTACGCTTGGTGCCCCCGTTGCCTGCATGGTAGGCAAACAGGTTAATTACGATCCCAAGCGTGGGAATGATGGGTCACTTACTGGCGAGGTACAGACCCTAGCCAACGCCTATTGGCTGGATTGGGGACTAGCCACTACCGCAGGCAAGCGCACCGATACCGCTGCAACTGACGGTACCGGCGTTGATTTTGGTGCCGCAGGCACGTACGGCTTGCAAGCCTACTTGCAGGCGTTCGCGCTAACAGGAACAGACGTTACTGTAAAGCTGCAACAATCGTCAGACAATGGTGTTGCGGACGGATGGGCTGATGTTACAGGTGGAGGTTTTACCGCCGTTACAGCACCTCCATTGGGGCAACGTATTCAGACAGCACGCAATCTGGCAGTTGAACGGTATTTACGCGTGGTCACAACGGGAACGTTCACAAGCGCTGTATTTGCCGTTGGCGTCACAGTGAACAGAACCGAGTACACGATATGAGAATCACACAACACACGGCGCGTAGTTCTCATGCGCAGTTGCCAAGCCATAATTATCAAACGTTCGGCATTCGGTCACCACTGGAAACACACTTTCGTCCGGCAACATGCGAAGAATTCAATTGCGACGCCTACCGCAACGGTTGGGGGTACCGCATTGAAACACTAGAGCCTGCCCTGTTCTACGCGGCTACCCATTCCGGAAAGAAGTACTCAATTATCAATAAGGCGGAAGGGGAAAGTTACCTGTTCTTTGCTGCCGGCCAAGAATGCTTTGCCGCAGAGTCGCACGTGGTAGCGCTAGGTAGGCCGGAATTGTATATCGCGGGAAGGGGAGACTTCAGAACATTCAGCGATAGAAAGGCGTACCGCTACGCTCGACCTGATCAATGGGTTGATGATTTCGCAACAAATCTTGACAGGATCCGTACCGCCACTGAAAGAGGTTAGGCAATGGCCAAAGAATCTGGACTCGGTTGGACTACCTTAACGGTAGACAACGATGCAGCGGCAGCAAAGGACATCAAGAATGATGTCACTGATTTCGATTTCGCTATGCCGTACGCCATGCAGGATATCACTGGCGTGAACATGTACGCGAGGGAGCGCCTTGCACTGCTGGCGGACTTCACAGGAACGCTGAAGGGTGTCTTCAACCCTGCGGCAGACCGTGCACACGCTGTTCTCGGTGGAGATTTACGGGTTCCGCGTTCACTACTGCTAGTAGTTAGTTCGCAGACGCTTACCAACGAGGTTCTGTTCTCTGACTATTCGTTAGCGCGTGGTGCAGGCGGTGAATTCACTTACTCGTCGCCGTTCGCATTACAGGATGGTACAACGCCTAACTGGACATGATCCACACCTAACTAAATAAATACGCATGAGGAGAGGGAACGATGTATAAGCCAGAACGCCAGACGTACACAATTCAGTTTGCCGATGCGCCAGGTTTGGAAATGCGGTGCACATCGACGTCACTAGGGCGCCTGCACAGTACGCAGCAACTATCGAGGGATCCTGCCCGGCAGTTGGAAGCATTCAAGGTGTTCACTGATAATGTAGTTTCTTGGAACATTGTTCACCCTGATATGGAAAATCCGGATTATGCATCCTGCCCTCTATGCGGGTCGCCCGCTGGTGCGCCGTTGGATACCACGCTTGAGGGTTTGACGTGCCTTGACGTCGGATTTATTACCAAGCTGTTCATGGGTTGGGTCGAAGGAATGACTACGGTGAGCGTCCCAAAAGAACTGAGTTCGAATCTTGGCGAGACAGCACAGAAGGAATTGATGATGCGGCTAGGGCAGCTTCAAAACCCGACGATATTGCCCACGCTGAGCTAGTACTCGGATTGATGGAAAGGTTCAATTACCCGAACCTAGCGGCTGTCTATGAGGAAGACGCCAGAATCATCTATTTGCTTGGGTGTGAGCAGTACGGCTATAAGCGTGATGAGCAGGAAAAGATGGAGCGAATGGAGAGGGAATTAGAAGCGAGGAGTAGTGGGTAATGGCCAATGAAATCAATGTAACTGTTAGCGCTAAAGAGAATGCCAGCGATGCAATTCGCGTCGTTGGCTCTAGCACACAACAGGCGGAACGAGTAATCGTTACGTCAATGGGGTCTAGCGAGGAAGCGTTTGACTCTGCCGCGAGGTCATCCGGGAGACTTGGTTCCGCCTTGGACCAAGCTTCCGGCGCTTCTGAGCAGCTTGGCGGAGGTATTGGGGACCTTGGAGACGCGGTTGAAGGTCTATCCGCCATGCAAGACATCGGGCGGGTTAGGGCGCAGCGTCTAGCGCAGGCTCAGAATGACGTTGCCCAAGCCTACGCGGATAGTGAGCAAGCAGCACAGGATGCCACACAAGCGATCCTAGACGCCAATCAGGCTGAGCAGGATGGTACGCAATCCACGATTGATGCCGTGCAGGCTCAAATTGATTTAGAGACTGCACAGTTGGACGCTACAGATGCGCAGAATGCGTACAACGAGGCAGTAACCAAATTCGGCGTAAACAGTCAGGAAGCTAAGCGCGCGCTAGGAGAGCTAAAGCAAGCCAATCTAGATCAGACGCAAGCGCAGGCTGACCTCAACCAAGCTCAGCTTGACGGCGATCAATCAGCAGCTGATTTAGAACAAGCTCATAGAGATATGACGCAAGCGCAAATAGACGCCAAACAGGCGCAGATTGATCTTAACGACGCACAGAAAGCAGCAAAACCTCCCACTGAATTGCAGAAGTGGGGCGAGAACGCGCAACTAATTACGCCGATGATCATGGGTCTAACTGGGGCTATTGACCTGCTGATGCTGGCCAATGCTGCATTGACTAGTTCCATGGTAAAGAATGCAGCGGCACAGGTGGCACAAAAGGTTGCTGCTATTGCTGGTGCAGCCGCAACAGGTATTGCTACTGCGGCACAATGGCTGTGGAATGCAGCGTTTGCCGCTAGCGGCATCGGTGCAATTATCATGTTGATTGGCCTGTTGATTGCTGCAATTATTTATGTTGCTACACAAACAACCTGGTTTCAGGATCTATGGCATGCAATTTGGAACAAGATAGGCGACCCGGTAAAGAAGGCATTCGACTTTGTCAAGTCGTATGCTGAGTTCATATGGGGTGCGGTTGCCGATGGCATTAAATGGATTGTCAACTACCTAGTAAGTTCATACACGTGGGCAATTAACACAGTGGTCAGTGCATTTAATTGGATATTGAATGTTCCGGGTAAGATTGCTGATGCATTCAATTGGGTTGCAGGCGCGATCGCTGGTGCATTCAAATGGGCATTCAATCAGATTGCTTGGGCATGGAATAATACGGCTGGCCGCCTGAGCTTTACAATGCCCGATTGGATTCCGGGTATGGGGGGCAACAGCTTCTCAATGCCACGTCTACCTACACTCGATACGGGTGGCGACGTTATGAAGACGGGTGCCGCTGTAGTGCACAAGGGCGAGAGAGTGCTCAATGCGCAAACAACCGCCATGCTCGACACTGCTCTAGGTGCGCCGCAAGGCAATGCAGGAGGCGGTAGTCTCTCTGGCACGCTAACGCTGGAATTGGAAGCTAAGGCAGGCGCGTCAGAGGCACTGATGCGTGAGCTAATTAAGATGCTCAGTGTCAGGATTCGCAAGAGTGGCGGATCGCTGGAAAGGATGCTTATCGTTGGAGGTACAGCGTAATGGTATTTCCCCTGACTGTATTACCAACACACGTTGAAATCTATGTTGGAGGTGCATGGGTAGACATTACCTCTGACGTGCTAGGAGAGGGTGCAGGTCCTTCAATCGATACCCATCGCGGTAGAGATGATGGATTGAGCAATGTGCAGTACGGTACTGCCGCTATGGAACTCAAGAATACATTGGGCAAGTATTCGCCTAGGAACCCTAACAGCATATATTACGGATTGTTGGGTAAGAACACGCCAATACGCATCTATATAACGCCTCACTGGACAAGCGGTGCAGGCATGGATGACGTCGATACATTCACTAGAAATACTGTAGATGGGTGGGACTCCACCGATGGCGGTAATGCATATGAGCTATATGGATTTGGTGGCTCGGTATTAACTAGCGATTGGCAAGTTAACGGCGCATACGGTATTCATTATGTTCCGGCAGCACCAGGCTACCGCCAGAGTGACATAACCGCGCTTAATCTACTTGATGTCGACGTATACGCCACGGTCGATACGTACGTGTCAGGTGTGGGTGGCGGGAATCTAGAATTAGGAGGGATATTCCTTCGATACAATGCTGACGGTACTGGCTACTTTGCGCGACTAAATATTGATCCATCTGAGGTAATGACAGCATCACTGTACTTTGGTGATTCTGTACTATTAGCGCAGGCAACAGTCAGTACATTTGTATGGGCAGGCCAAGCCGTACGCATTCGTGCCCGCATTATTGGTAATGAATTCTCTTACAAGGTATGGGACGCTTCCACGTCGGAACCGGCAGCGTGGTCAGTTACGGTAGAAGACACACAGTCGTCTATTCCTGGTTCTGTCGCATTTAGATCAGGCAGAGCTACGGGTAATACAAATGTTAGTCCTGTTGAATTTAGATGGGACTCAATTAGCATCACCAATATCTGCACGCGGTTTGCGGGTGAAGTTGCTGAATGGCCAGCTACACAGGATAGTACCGGTACAGATATACGTACCAAGCTAAATGCATTCGGCATTATGTGCCGCTACAATCAGGGACTGAAAACCCCTAGATCAGCGCTAGAACGCCTTATCCGTTCTTACAACCCTGTAATGTACTTGCCCCTTACGGACGGCACAGATACCGCCGTGGGTGATGGAAGCACAATAAGTGGCGGAGTAGGTTACTATTCAGACGTAACAACCGCTCCAATAAAGCTAGCATGTGTTGAGGGGCCGATAGGCGCTAGGCAGGCGTTGCCTGAATTAGCATCTAGTGCAGCAACATATGAGCCAATAATTACGGTTACAAATATAGATGATACAACCGCCTCATGGGAAATTAACTTTATCGCTAAGATTGATCGTGATGCTGCCGCAATAGGGGTAGATTATCGCTTCACTTGGCAAACTGAGCATATGACGTGGATGTATGAGATTTTTTGGGATAATACTCCACAGTATTACATTATTGTCACGGGAAGTGCCAGCAATGGCAGCGGCGCTAATGTATTCATAATGGAAACGTATACTGCTGTTGATGGAAACTGGCACCATCATGGCGTGCGTGTTACACCCTCTGGCAGTAATATCAATACGTACGTACTGGTTGACGGCACTACCTTATACAGCGCCATAGGTTCTGCTGGTTCCGCTGGCAGTATTACCAGTGTAACGGTATGGGGGCACCCTACAACTGAGGCTAGCAGCGTATCAGTTGGGCATGTGGCGCTATACGCTGTAGCGCCTACGTATTCCACTTATCCGGCTATGGGTGGTCATTTTAATGAAGCAATTACGGCAAGAATAGACCGCCTAGTTACGCAGGACAATATAAGTATTGCCTTACGTGATGATGGAACTAGCCCATTACTTGCTGCACAACGCCAAGCGAAACTTATAGAATTATTACAGGATATACAAGCAGCTGATTTAGGGGTGATGTACGAAAGTCGCGGATCCCGCACGCTCACCTATCGTGCACTCAACAACTTATACAATCAGGTGCCAATTAGTTTAGGTGCGTACAGTAATTCTGTACTAGCTACTGTGCCTGAAATTCTAGACGATGATGCGACTCTATGGAATGACGTAACGGTAGAGCGCTATAATGCCGCACAGTACCGCGCTGAACTAACTACGGGAAGCCTAGGCACCGCGTTACCGCCAGATGGGGCAGGCACATACGATCGTGGCAAGTTCACGTCACACGTAAGTAGTGATACTGATCTACCGGACATAGCCTATTGGCTACTGTCATTAGGCACACTTGATGAGCCACGCTTTGACGGAATCACAATTAATTTGGCGCGTAGTCAGTTAGCTAGCAACCATGCGCTATCAGCGCAGATTGCTTTATTGGATATTGGTGATGTACTGCGCATTACCGATATGCCGGTAATGCTGCCGCCAGAGGCCATTAACGCCATGGTACAGGGCTACACGGAACATTTGTCTAATTTAGAATGGACAATTACATTTACCACTACCCCCGCTAGTCCGTACACCGTAGGTGTGTACGATGGGGCAACTAGTCGCTATCATCCATCCGATTCCAGCATTGATACAGCGATTGATTCGGATGATGTAACACTCAGTGTGGCGTTTACGGGAACACGATGGGTGCGCACTGCCGATGATGCAGGCTCCCTGCCTTTCGATATTATGATTGGGGGTGAACGTATGACCGTAACAGCCGTAACGGGCACCACTACTCCGCAATCATTCACAGTTACCCGTAGCGTCAACGGCATTGTAAAATCACATGTTAGTGGTTCGTCTGTTGACTTGTTTGAAATTACGCGCTACGCACTGTAAAGGACAGCGTGATATGACTGATGTTTATGCCGGTCAGCTATTAAAAGCTGATCACAATGCTAACCATGAATCGCGTTTGGATTTACTAGATCCAACACTTACGGCATGGACTGATTTTTCGGCAAGTATGACTATTACCGCCGCCACTACCGATCCAACATTAGGATCATCAACAAAAACGGCTAAATACCAGCAACAGGGCAAGGTGGTCCACTTTACCGGACGACTTTATGTGACAACAGGCGGTGCATGGAACGTAGGCTCTGGCACTTACTATTTCTTGCTACCCGTTACTGCCGCTGCTGTTATCAACCAGCATACGGGAAGTGTATTTATTGAGGATGCCAGCGTGGGCCAGCGCATGGGGGTGTGCCGCTTACAAGATACGACACACCTTGCTATATATTATAATCATGTAGCAGCTAACATTACGCCGCTAGGTTCTACAGGGCCTGGTTCAGCATGGGCCACTGGCGATATCGCCGCTTGGTCTATAACCTATGAGGCAGCGTAGTACTAGTTAGTAAGGGAGAGGGCAGTGGGCAACAAGAACATTTGGCCGGTTGTTGTGATGGTAGGAATGTGTTTAACGGCAATCGTCACTATTCTCATTTTCGTACCGGAGAAACACTCTATGGCCGGTACCGCCGTTGTGGGCATTATTGCCCTAGTTAGCACGCTGGTGTCAACAGTGGCAGTACTGAACAAAGTCAATACTGTGGATGCGCAGTTGACCGAGGTACACGGAAAGGTGAACGGGCACCTTTCAGAACTCACGTCGAAGATTCCCGACCAAACCCAAGCGAGCAAGTGATGTCGACAGTATTCGGTTGGGACGCATCTGATTACGATTGGATGCGGGGCAACATGAATTATCGAGATGCCAGAAATGATGGCATCGAATTTGCAACGCACAAGATTACTGAAGGCACAAGCATTGTGCATGAGCATGCAGGCGCAGCGCTCACCCGTATGCATGATGCCGGAATTAAGGTAATTGGTACGTACCATGTAGTTCGCTCAGGCGAAGTAATGCCGCAGATAGCGCACTACCTCCGGCAATTGGATTACCAGGCGCCAGGATGGCGCAATCACCCTAACTGGGTTCATCAGATTGATTTAGAGCGATGGGAGTACGATTACGTAACAGCGGACACTGGCTTGCGGTTCGCCAGAGGGTTGTCAACAGCAATTGGCAGGCAATTTGGCGCAATGTACGCGTCCAAAGGACAGTACGGGAATGAATTGATCGGTTGCAAGTTCCCACTATGGAATGCAAATTATGGGGCTAACCCTGCTGGTTGGTACCACAACACTTACCCCGGAAACAATTCCGCTAGGTGGAACGCTTACAGCGGCCTTACTCCGATGTTCCTGCAATACGGGTCACGCAACACTATCGGGTCGCAGCCTGCATGTGACGCTAACGCGTTCCGAGGCACGATCGAAGAATTGATTTCAATAACAGCTAGTGGAGGTAGTCTCATGGCCGAGGCAGATGAAATCATTCAGAAGTGGTCACAGGGAATTGCGCGTACTGCCGACGGTACAGTGGTCTGCCCGGTTGAGTGGCAGCTACGCATGGAAGACTGGCAGAAGGCGGTAGATGCACGGCAGGAAGCTCTCAGCGCCACGCTGGCGGCACTGCACGCCAAGGTCGACCTGTTGACTACGGGTGGTGTGGACACTGCGGCAGTAGTGCAGGCGCTCTTGACGCAGATGGGGGAGCGGCTTGCAGACCCCAATGTGGGCTGACCAGGCAAAACACTAGCCTAGGGAGATGTGACCCATGTCACACGCACAGAGCTTGTGTTGGCGCCTGCAACTGCTACTGTTCTCCCATCACCACAGCACGGAACACAGACCAACGGCACAAACGCCAGGCGCGAAAGATCTAGTTAGATCTAGTAGATAAGCCCTGATACGTGAACCTTGAGGGTAGTTTACCTCCGGCGTGCTAAGTAGTTACCGAATGAACACAACTAGCGCAGGCTAGAACTCGGTAGGGGTTGACTTGTCCCCCGTGACTTGTCCTGAGGGATAATGCGCTAGTGTAAACATGAAATTTAGCTCTTAGAATACATAGTCAGGAACATTTTTATCTGAGTGTAGCTATGCTTGGACGGACTGACTGTTACTAGGTTGGTTAAAGCATGCACCGTACTCCGTAACCAAGTGTGTCTACGCTCAGTTATAAATGTTCCTGACTTTGAACTAGACCAAAGACGCAGACACAATCACGTAGGCCGGTAGACACCCTTGAGGTTAGGCGATTGTGCGCTGTGAGTAAGTTGTGGGAAGCCACGTAATCGCGCGCCGTTCAGGTGTTGTGGCGTACTGGTAGGTGGGTTAGGCCAGTGAAACTAATTGAAAGACAGTGCGTGCCCGTTACGTTTGGGGTCTGCATGCATCGCATCACGCACTGTCTTTCCTATCTCTTGAATATAATAGATAACAGTTGTCTATTGTATTGAGGGGATAGGGGAAGGGGAAAAGATGCTATTCACTCTTACGCAAGCGTTGTTCGATGCCAAACGCGAGTACTGGCAGCATGAGCAGGATCGTGTCAAGCGCATTATGCAGGATCTCGCGTTCACTGATGACGTAGCGGCACAATTGGCCGTCAATCGCGCCAACTATGCGACGGATCGCCAATTCACGAATGACACAGCGCCGGCCAGCAGTGCACGGTTCTGGCAGTACTGGCACGCTCCTATTACTGCGGACGACGCAATCAGTACTGAGTTGCTGGTGCGCCTGCCATACGATTCGGAGCGTACGGACGTTCACGGCGTCGCACTGGCTAATTTCAACAACAGTGGTGCGGCGCAGTTGGTCACTTTCGAGTGCTACTGTGGCGCGACGGTTGCTAGTTACTGCGCAGACAAGGCACTTGAGGCACTGGAAATTCACGCTATGGCAGAACAGAATGCCGTAGCTGCACTGGTAGAAACTGACGTGATCGAGCCTAGTCCTGAATTGCGCAGGCTGGCAGCACCAGTATGCCGTTGCACCTGGTGCGGGCAAACACATTCGCCACCTAGGCACAAAATGGCCCATCTGGTGTACGTTGATGATGGGGTAGCCACTGACGAATACGGGTTTCCCGTTGTCCCCAAAAAGTCTCCCGGTACATGTGACGTCTGCGGTACGTGGCATGATGCCGAACCATGGTATTGCCAGAGGTAGTGATGAAAACACGATATTCGCTAGCGTGTGAACTCATTCGGCAGTTGGACATAACACGGTTGCTTGGACACCTTGGCATGCCAATTTCACAACCAACACTGATTGCTACGGAAGACCTGATGCGTGAGTGGGACGGTTTGCCGCCCATCTGGCACGGTGCGGGTCAATCGCACCCGAGAAATAGTAAATAGGCACCATTGCACAACCACATAATTGAATGCAACAAGGGTGCATCGCGGGTGAGTCCCGATGCACTCCGACCCCGGTAGTCCAATGGCAGAGACAGGGACCTTAAAAGTCCTGTGTTACGGGTTCGAATCCCGTTCGGGGTACGGTAATAGCGTTAACAGTGATTTCAGGTTGACTGAAGCGCACTCATGATGTCCTGAAAGGTGGCTAGGTGTTGCTGCGCTATTGCCATTGCCAGAGGGCACCCGCGAAGAATAGTGGATTGCGTTAGCAGTATCGGTATGTGCGAGCGTGACGCATTATATGCTAGGTACGCCGCCGGTACACCACGATTTCTAGAGTTTGTTGTGGGAGCATGTGAAGCGTTGACGCTTCGCGGGTGCACCTCCTAGTTCCCGTAGCTTAAGAAGGATAAAGCGTCAGTCCGTTGACTGAGGTATTGTGGGTTCGAATCCCATCGGGAACTCGTGGTTAGTTTCACAGGTGCTGCAACTGATCTAGATGCCATTAGAGGGCTAGAGGAATGCGGAATTCTCGATACTGAGCAGTGCGAGAATGATCGCTATTTGTCGTGGCGAGTCAATCGGCCTTATGACCTACCCGATTGGCTGAAGCGCGTTTACCGTATTCACGGTGAGATCAGATATTATTGGTCACTCAAAGAGAGGAATAGTCAGTGAAGACACTGAACTGCCGTGAGCATGGTGGGACGTTCACGGTACCCCCGCGTAGGGGCAGACCACCCGTGCGCTGCACACCAGATAATCCCTGCACTGGCGGAGGTACGGCTAAGCGCAGTGCGCCCGTTCCCACCTTCAGTTCAGCGCCTAGCGTTGCTGTGGAGACAGGGTTCCGCCGGTCTTCAGCAACCAAAACGCTTGACCAGATGAACGCTGCCGAATTGCGTGCCTACGCTCGCTCACTCGGAATGAGTACCGCTACCAAACTCACGGAAGCGGCAGACTTGCGCCGTGCCATCCGGAAGTACCAAAGCAAGCCTGCGGTTATCAAGGTCACAAAAGACGCTGCCGGAAAGGTCACAGGGTTGCAGGGGCCTGCCCGCAAGGCACCTCAGCCCGTCTCCGAGGTCACAACACGAGTCAACGCTAGTGTTCCCAAGGCTCACGCTGCCAAGCAACGCCTAGAGCCGTTGGGATGGTCAGTCAAAGGCCGTGCCTGGTTTGACGATGAAAAGGGCATGGCGGAGATTACCGCCGTTCGCGAGGACGAAACACTCGTTCTCCAGTGGGCCGATGGAAAATTGGTTCATCAGGACTACGGAATTTGGGACATCGACCAGCCACAGAAGAATAACAAACCGGCTAGCCGACTCCCGTTCGATCCTGATGAGGTGCCAGACAAGGAACTAGTCGGCATGCTCCAAGGCATGACGGTAACGTGGTGGAACGCTCTTGCGCAGAGTAATGAAACTGCCACGATCGATCCGCAAAAGATTACGATCGAGCATGCATACACAGCGACAATGCACGGTGATGAAACACCCGCTGACCGTATCGTGAAATTCGTTGCCATGCACGGCGGAGGTTTCCGGGCATTCCGCCTTGGAGCGTTGTTGAAGATTGGCAGCTAGCATGTATGAGTTCTGCTACTATACCGCCCGCGAAATGTACATGTGGCGTACGTACGATAGTACTGATGCACTGGCTATGCAGCGCGCATTACTGGCACTCAACGTTCCATTTGATTTGTGGTATCAGGGGGCGTCATGCGTGCTGGTAGGCGCGGTGTTGAAGATTGGCAATTAGTCAATGGTCGCGGTTAATAGCATGACGCACGCGTTGTGCAACACATGTTGGTATTTACGAAACCCGCATAAGGAGCCATTACCCCTGGTAGATCCTGATGAGGAAATTTGCTGTGACTGTCAAAGGAAAACATCGTCTGGAATTTACGTCCGAGGTCAAAAACGCCGGTTCGCCTGCAATGGGGCGACTGGATTTCATCTTACTGGTTAGAATTACCGGGTACGTGGTCCTACTGCTAATCGTAATGTACGGCTGGTCGCTAGGGCGCATCATTGACCCGGTAATTCTGCTCATACTCGTTTGGTTGTGGGGTGAGTTCAGTTCAGTACATCGTGCCTGGTTCCGTCGGGAGAGTGCCCGAGAGACCAACCGTCGCGCCAGCGCCACCACCCCCATCAAGGGGTTATCCGTCATCGAAGGAATGGAGTGCACGCATGGCTGTTGAGCACAGTTCAATGGTAACCGCAATCACAATGGGCACACCGGTGTGTCTTGAAAACAGCAACGGTATTATCCAGCCGTTCGAAGGCTGGTTCGCAGAGTGTGATTCATGGGAAGTAGTTCCGGGGTACTGGCAAGTAGCAGTGGTTAACCCCCGCTCAGGAACTAGCGAAATGCGCTTTACTGAGCAGGTGCATGTGGCGGAGCTTCCGGGGCGCATCTACAGGGCAGCGTGCGAAGGCTACCAATTCGGAGAGAATGCACGCAACGATGGCAGTCCGGCTTGACAAAAAGGGTCGCAGAATCTACATCGATTCTGATGAACCCATTACCGGAATGCGGACGACAATACCGGGCGCTTACCAGGCGGTATCTGGTCATTGGACAGTTCCGCTAAATCTGGAAACGTGCAAGCTGCTACGTGAGAAATTCGGCAAGCGCATTGAAATGAGTTCCGAGCTACGGCGGTGGGCTACGGGAGTAGTTGAACGACGTTCCACTATGGCGGAATTAGCTTCCGCTGAAGATGCTGAGCTTGAGGTGTTGCCCTTGGCGGCACCCAAGCTTTATTCAGCGATGGAAGCGCGCACGTACCAACGGGTAGGCGTACGGTTCGTAGCAGACAATGCCGCTACGCTGGTGGCTGATGATCCTGGCCTTGGTAAGACGCTCATCGCCTTGGGTGGAATTCTTGAGGCAGGCGTACCGGGGCCGTACCTGGTAGTGGCACCAAAAACGGCCGCAGACACTGTGTGGAGACGCGAAATCCTGCGTTGGCTCCCTAAGGGGCATCGGCCCATCACGCTGCCACAATTTGGCTATCAACGTGACCGATTGTTGGCAGCAACCAGATTCGGCCCTCGCACGTGGATGATTGTGCATCCGGAGGTAGTTTGCACTCAATCATGGTTAGAGTGCCACGAGTGCGGAGTACGCACCGAGGCAAAGCAACGCCAAAAGCGTGAGCTTGCTTGTGGGCATATGAAGGGGCGCAAGACTAAGCGCCTGGTAACACATAGGCACGCACAATTGTTCGATATCGAGTGGGGCGCCATCGTTGTCGACGAAAGTCACGAAAGCCTTATTCGCCGGTCGGGCGTTCCGACACAGCGTAGGCGTGGCCTTGACCTGTTGAAGTTGCGACCGGATGGGTTGCGCATTGCTATGTCGGGCACGCCATTCGACAGTAAGCCTCACCAACTATGGGGTACGCTGAATTGGCTTGACCCGGTAGCTTACTCCGCATTTGGTAGATGGGCGGAGTTGTACTGGCAAAAAGGAGGATTCACAGGGTTTGATATTGGCGAATTCCGCAAAGACAGAGAGCAACTGTTGTGGGACTCCATAGCGTCTGTTGCCCTACGGCGCACTAAGGCGGAGGTAGCGCAGGATCTGCCACCTAAGATGGAAATAGGTACTGCGCTTAATCCAGCCGATCCCGATTCACCCGTGGGTATTTGGCTTGAAATGACTGGCAAGCACGCGCAGGCTTACCGCGACATGGAAGCCCTGAGCATTGCTGAGCTAGATTCGGGCAGGCTAGAGGCAGTTAGCGCACTGGCAGAGCTAACGAGGCTCAAACAGTTTGCTAGCTGCTACGGGGACACCATGACACAGGAATTACGTAACGGTGACCTCAAGTATCGATTCGTTCCCAAGCTTCCATCGAACAAATTCGATTGGATTGTTGAGAGTTTGGAGGAATGGGGGTACCCGAAAGATCCGATTACCAAGGTGGTAATCGTGAGTTTCTATACGGGAATTTTGGAGGTGTTTCGTGGAGGGCTAGAGCACCATTTCCGGAGTAAGACCGGTCGGCCGTTGTGCAGTGCGATTACAGGTAAGACACCCGCGCAGGAACGGAGGGCAGTAATTGACCGGTTCAATCAGCGTGGTAATGAGCAAATCATGCTGTTGAATGTCAAGGCTGGCGGTACGGCGATCACGCTTGATCGTGCAGAGCGCATGATTTTTGTTAGTGAAACACGTATTCCAGATCAGCAACGACAGGCTGAAGACCGTATTCACCGAGTGAGCAACCCTAGACAGTGCATGTATTACTACTTGCGCTCACTAGGAACTGTCGATGTCGGTACGGCACTGGTCAATCAGGAAGCAATACGCGATACGCACCGACTGTTAGATGCCAGACGTGGCGTTGACTACGTGCGACATGTGCTGTCTGCGGCACATGCTGAAGTGGGTTGACAGCTAATTCCTAGACCGGTACATTGCCGAGGCTAGATCATTGAACGCAGGAAAGGGTCAAGATGGCGACAGTTCGACGCGGTGCAGTCAGGACTACCCGAAAGGCTGCACCAGCAACTACGGCACGCCGCACCAAGGCTGCCCCGGCAAAGCGAAGCAAGACAGCACCGGACGTCACCGTTTGGGCTGACAAGCCGGCAACTCCGTACCACAAGGCGTTTGCCCGCTGGATTGTGCAGGAAGTCGGGTACAACCCGGATGAGGCGCGTTCAGCCCGTGCGGCGTTCCTCGCTGGTGTGAGCATCGCGACGGGCGCCCGTACGCTGTTCATGGCCTCCGAATTCCTGGACGAATGGCGTACCAAGGAAGGCATCACTAAGCGCGGTCCCAAGCCTGCGGCAGCAAGCACTCCGGCGCGTGGAACTACAAAGCGCAAGGCTGCACCCGCACCGGTTGAAGACGAAGATGACTTCGACGATGAAGATGAAATCGTTGAGGACGAAGACACTGACGAAGATGACTTCGACGATACCGATGAAGACGATGCGGACGACTCCGACGAAGATGACTTCGACGATGAGGACGACGCCGACGATTCCAGCGACGACGACGAAGATGACTTCGACGATGAGCCGGAACCTGCACCCGCTCCCAAGCGTGGTCGGCCTGCTGGCAAGCCTGCGGCGCGCAAGGCTACTCCTGCACCAGCCAAGAAGGCTGCACCCGTTCGCCGTGCAGCCACTGCAAAGGCGCCTGCCCGCAAGACTGCGGCACCTGCACGTGGGACGCGCCAGGCTGCAAGCACTGTTGCCGATGACGAATTGCTGTTCTGACCAATCGTAGTAAGTAGCCAACGACCGTGCCTAGCGAAAATGGGCACGGTCGTTTTGGTCTCTGTAGCTCAATGGTAGAGCCTGCAATGGGTGATTGCAGATGCATAACTGGTCATTATGCGTACGCTGGTTCGATTCCAGCCGGAGACACGATAGGAGGTGAAACTACTAGTGAGCGTAATACGCGTGCGTAGTCACGAAAGAATAGACTACAAACGATGCCCTAAAAAATGGTATTGGAAATGGCGTAAGGGGTTGGTGCCAAAGGCGCTATCGTTCGGCCCCCTAGAATTAGGCACGTGGGTGCATGACGCATTCGCAGGGTGGTATGGCGAAGGAACAACGCGTAATGGCATCTTGTTGGATCACTTCACTATGCACGCTGAAATGGGTATGCAGCTAGCGCAAGAGGAAGGCTGCCCCGATTATCTGATTGAGAAGGCGGAAGAATTAATAGGCTTAGGTTCCGCCATGATGCGCGCCTACACCATCGAGTATGGTGATGATCCTGCTGTGTACGTGCTAGGGGCAGAAATCCCTCTGGATTTCTCGATACCGATCGGTGACGGAACCACAGCACACCACCTGTTAAAGCCTGATCTGGTTTATCAGGATACGCAGGGTGATGCGTGGTTAATGGAGCACAAGACGGCAACCACCATTCGCACAGGGCACCTAGTCATTGATGACCAGGCGCGCCCGTATGGAGTAATGGCGGAAGCAGCATTACGGAAAGCTGGCATTCTCCGGCAAGGTCAGCATGTTAGAGGAATCATGTACAACTTCATACGTAAAACGCTCCCTGATTTGCGCCCGCGTGATGCAGCCGGTAAAGCCCTGAATAAGGACGGAACGGTGTCACGTAGGCAGACGGCACCTATGTTCCTGCGGCACCCTGTACGGCTTACTAGGGCAGCCAAAGCGGCAACCCTGCGCCGCTTGCAAGATGAAGTTATCGAGATAGCGGTTATGGGCCTCATGCTGCGCGCTAACCAGGCATCCGACCCGCGAGTCGTTGATCGCCTAGGTAAAACGCCTCACAGTTCCTGCGAGAGGTTCTGCCAGTATTTCCCTATCTGCGTGGCGGAAGAGAACGGGATGGATACCCGCGATATGGAAAGGCTGATGTACGTCCGGCAGAATCCCTATGATTACGGTGCCACTACGGACGTTCCAACTAGTTTCGAGATGGGGTGAAACGTGGTCATCCTTGGTAATAATCATGAAACTATTGATGACCTGATAGCCACAGCACAAACGTTCGCCGTTAGAACCAAGCAACGCGTAGCCGTGCGCGGGTGGAAGCCTATTGCAAACGGTAGCGAATGGACATACGGCATGTTCCGCGATACCTCATTCAACCCGAGAACGGATCCTCCATGGTAGGCCGGTTGACCGGCGTGCAGCCGGAAGTGGGAACAATCGTAGGCACCAACTGCTATCGAGAGCCGATGGTGGTGGTAGCTGTAGATGATGCAGGATGCACACTGCGCACTGCGCACGTTGGAGATATTCCAGTGCTGACCGAACCTAGGTCAGTAATGGAATTCAAGCTGATACCGCGCCGGAGTAGCGTGTTCGGGCTGATTAGAAAGCTGAGCGTGCACTGATGCAGTTAATATGGGAATGGACATCCAAGCCAGACGATGAGTGCACACGGTACCGGCTCGATCCTGATCATTATATGTTCAGGAAAAACATAGCGGAAATGTCACCCATGTGCCGCAGAGTGCTACACGCGTACTTGCGAGAAGTAGACCGCGAGGTAAATCGCGCCATAGCAGAAGGGCCGGATGCCACATGACGGTACGCACCGAGCGATCCCGTGTTAGCATCAGCGACTTTGCTAAGGAATTAGAACGCCTAGAGGCAGGAAGCGAATCAAAGAATATTCTGGTATATGGAGACTCCAATGCTGGAAAAACAGTTCTCGCGGGTACGTGCCCTGGTCGAACATTCTGGCTTGTTGGTGAGCCTGGCTACAAAAGTGCCGCCCGTCAAGGTGCACGCGGTTACATTAGAAGAGTGGCTGACACAGCTACAGCCCTTACCGCCGTTGAATGGCTTACCGAGCGCGACAGATTCCGCAAGTTTGATTGGCTGGTTGTGGATGGTTTCACAACAATGCAAGATCGGTTCAGGCTCTCTTATGCTGCCGAGGCATTTGATAATAACCCTGCTAAGAGAGCACATCGAAACCTCCCGGACAGGCCCGACTACTTCAACACCCAAAACTTTCTGAAAGCATGGGTGCCGCAGTTAGTTGACTTGCCAATCAATTTGCTAGTCACAGCGCACGCTTACCGTACAGACAAGACTGACAATGGCGAGCTATTAGTGTTCCCTGGAATTCAGGGGAAAGTAACTGAAACTGCTAACGCCATCTCCGGATTGATGGACGCTACCGGCTATTATGAGGCGCGCCGGATGCGTACACGGTCTGGACAATCACGCATCGTACGCCGTTTATGGTTCGAAAGCCCTGAGCGGCGAGCAAAGGACGAAGAGGAAGTGAGGTACATCTGCGGAGATAAATTCAATTGCCTTGGTCCTTATCGTGACAACCCAACCATGCCGCAGTTGATAGCACTAATTGACGGAGAGGCGCCAGATGCCTAGAGTACGGTGGAACATCAATCCGAGCAACATCGATGAATTCGATAGGGAAAGCCAGTACGCGCCCTATACAGGGCCGACGCCACCCAACGGGGTGTACCAATTCACAATCAAACAATTGAAGGCGGTTGCCGCAACCAGAGAGGCGCCTGCACAGTTGCGCGTTGGATTGGAATTGGTTCCACGGAAAACACGCAGTGATGAGCGCTCTTATAAGGGCTATTTCATTATGGCCTTCCTGAACATCATGGATAACACAGCATTCCTCTATGCGCCATTCTGCGACGCCATCGGCGTTTCAGGAAATGACTTCTGCAACCGCATGATTGCGGATGAAGATGGAAATGTCAGCAAGATTGGCCGCTGGCGGAACGATGGTAGCGCTGTCATTATGGCGCAAATTCAGGACAAGACGTATCAGGGAGTCACGCGCAAGAACGTGACGTGGATGGGTGCGTGGGAAGACACCGACGAAGATGAAGGTGAATTCGACGATGAAGACGGCGAATACGCCGACGATGAGATAGACGATGTCGCAGCGTACAACGATGATGATGGTGAGCCGTTCTGATGCCACTGCTCACGCCTACGCCGGATGCTGAACCCCCGGACGAATTTCCCGTTGACAACACAAATGAATACTTGGTGGGTTCACGGGAGAACTTGCCCAACCATTCTGCATGGAAGGCTGGTCGGGGTAGGTTCGTCTGCATCGGCCTGCCTGGCGCCGTTGTGTTGCGCACCAAGCAAGCGGCCTACCGTCTTTGCGCGTACATTCTGACGATGGCTGAAAACTTGGCCGATGAGGAAGGCAACCATACTTTCGACCAAGTTATGGATGCCGTCCGCAACCCGCAACGTCACACCTGATTTAGTGAGGAATTGTGCGGTTTAAATCAAAGGCACTACTTGCTACGGCTGTCACATGTATTGTGACCGTACTCGGGTGCACCAGCAATACAGCCGGTTCTGAGTATGAAGGCGCCAGCGAACCGCGCACGGTGCCGGTACCCGCAACCACAGTGACAACTCCCCTCACGTCATTCGGTGAGGGCACGTACGAAATTGGCGCTACGGCTGGAAAGGTTGTTCCGGGTAAGTATGGAACGGTTGTTCCGGCAACAAGTTATGGGTGTTACTGGGAACGCCTCAGCAATACCGGTGGAGGATTTGACGCCATCATCGCGAATGAGAATGCGCCTAAGAGTGCGTCAGTGATTGTTACTGTCGCGGCTACCGACGTTGCATTCAATTCGCGTGGATGCGGAACATGGACTAAGCGCTAGGAACTGTGAGGGTGCACGCTTGCAGCTAGCGTGCATTAAACAACCGGCTGTTGTGGCATAGGTGCCCTCCACACACTAAAGAGGAATCATGCATAAAAAGAGAACGCCCGGTTACGTTCCGAGACATTTACTGTATTCAACTGAGGTTAACGTGCGCACTACTAGCTGTGTGCGTGTAATCCCCCCGATCATCCACCACAAGCGCCAGGCGGACGTCACCATGCGCACAGTTGTTGCGCTTATGGTTGTCGGTATTGCAAGCTTGCTCACCCTTACAGCATCAGTTACGGGGTAACGATGGATACTGCCATTCCGCGTACAGTGAGTGACCTTACCGCCGTTGTGCAGGCTTGGGCACACCCTACGGGCAGCATATTGCTTAACGCTGCTGAGATTCCAGCGGCTGTAATTGCGTATGTTGCCTGGCTTGAGGAGACAGAAACAAAATTCACATGCACGTGTCAGTGGACAGTGCACCCTGATGATGTACTCAAGCCAGAGGGCAAGCGGCGTATCCATCGCGGGGAACCTGACCTCAACTGCAAGGTGCACACGAGGGAGGGGTTCCTTCTTGGATTCTTCACATTCATGAACAACCGTCCGAATACACCTACGGTAGCGCTTGACCCTGCCGATAGGTTCAGTGATTTGGTTCCTTTAATTGAGGACAGAATTGCTGTTGCTGAAGCAATTACGTACAGTCCGATGGAATGGCTACAGCGTATGCCAGGCAACGTCACCATTGTTTATTGTGACGGTTGGACTTCCGCCGAATGGCAGGCACAGACTCCACTCACTTACGCGGAATTCAACATACGATTGAGCATGTGCACACTGGGTAATACTCCACAGCTAGGTGATTGGCCCGTCCGTAAATGTCCGCCTGGTTGCAAGTGCCGATCGCATGGCCATTGATACTGATGCGCTAGGTGCTGTCGAAGATTGTTGTTGGGAGTGGCGTTCAGCATTCCCTAACCTCGGCGAAATTTACGTTCCTGGCGAAGGTGTAAACGAGTACGCCGACGATGGCGAGGCGCTAGCGTTCATTATTGGTGAGGCACCAGGCGCTCAGGAAGTAATGTACCGGCGCCCGTTCATTGGGCCTGCCGGCCAAGTGCTACGCGATTTGATGCTGCTGGCGGACTTATGCAGCACTGACCAGTGGTCACACGGTAGCGACAAATTCCCTGAAACAACCGGTGTGGTAAAACCTAATTGCTGGCTTACCAACGTGGTTAAGTTCCGTCCGCCTGGTAACCGCAAGCCTACTGACGCAGAAATTAAGGTTGCGCGCCCTAGCTTGCGCCGGGAATGGCTAGCCGTGGGTAGCCCTGACATCATCATTCCGGTCGGCAGTACGGCGTTAGAGGCAGTCCTAGGGCACCGTGAGAGCATCCTACGGAGTGCCGGTAAATGCCACAAGGCAACCAGCAAGGCCGGAAATCCCCTGTACATCTGGCCTATGGTTCACCCATCTTTCGGGTTGCGCAATCCAGCAGTGCAACCAGTGTTGGAACGAGATTGGGAGCGATTAGGAGAGTTTATTCGTGGCGCTTACTAGAGCACAACTGACGGACTTACGGGAGTGCGTTTACGAATTTGTTGAGGCGCACCCACGCTATGCCGCTTCTACCATCAAGGCGGAGGTGTGTAGCAAGTGGGGATATGCCGAATATGCGGTAGGCTCTGCCCTAGCTGCATTGGTACGCGGCGGGTTGTTGCACATCGTCCAAGGCGGTACACCTGATTATGGTGCGGTGCACGCCTACCCTGCGTACCTGGTTGTAAAGGATGCGCCGGATGTTGATAATTACTGATGTCTCGCCACGCTACCCAATTCACGCGCGTAACGGTAATCACGTTTTCCGTGTGAGAGACAAGTTAGGCACTGTAACTAATATTGCCATACCTGACTGGTGCTTGTCCTCTCCTAATTTTGATTTGTACGCTACCCTAGAGTCTGAGTTCATGCGGGCTAAGGCGCCTGCCTAATGCTGCGAATCAATGACACACTTGCAGGCGAGCGTATTAGGTTTCACTACGTGCGTACCAAGGCGGACATGGCCGAGGTGCGCATGTTCGTCTACAGCCATGCAGCGATTGCCATCGACACAGAATCAACAGGGCTAGATTGCTACGTGCCAGGATGGCAGCTACGTACAGTTCAGATTGGAGATGCATACGACAGTTACGTAATCCCTGCGAAATTCCGCAGGCTCATCGCGTGGCTCATGCAGCAAACTATCAATTGGATTGGACACAATGGTCCACATGATATTAGATGCATTGATAGATTTCTTGGTTACGATACTGGAGTGGTGTGTGTCGGGGAAACACATATTCCGTCGCACCACTACGATTCGCGCAACCAGCAAGAAGGCGGAATAGGGCATGGCCTGAAAGAATTGGCCATAGCGCACATCGATCGCCAGGCGGGCAAGTGGGAAGTAGAGCTTAAGCGGGTATTCAAAACAATCACAATTCCCATGCCTGGCGAGGTTTACAAAAGCGGACCACGTAAGGGCATGCAGAAGGTGCGCAAGGCTCGATTGGATGAAGGTTGGTCCCTGATCAACCCTCGCCATCCTGCCTATATTGCCTATGCGGCAGCCGACCCAATTCTCACGTACCGGGTTTGGCAATTCTTTCAGCCTACGGTTAGGCGTCACCTAGATCTTTACCATTTTGACCTAGCTGTTGCAGGTGCCTGCGACGTGTTGCAGCGGCGAGGATTGAAACTAGATGTACCCTACACCCAAAAGCTCAGTGCAGCCTACACACGCACGGCGGAACAAGCTATGCGCAATGCCACCGCGTACGGGTGCGCAAATATCCAATCTGGAAAACAAATAGCGGACACCCTAATCAGCCTTGGTGAGCGCCTAACTGTAAAAACGGCTAAGGGCAGCTTCAAAACGGATGACAAAGTGTTGCGCCGAATCATGGAAACTACCAAGCGTCCAGGAGTGCGCGACTTCATTCATAACGTGCTACTGGCAAAGCAGTTGCTCAAACGGCGTGAGAGCTATACAGACGCCATGCTGCGTAGTCGCGACGTCAACGAACGTGTTCACGCCTCCATCAACCCGTTAGGCGCCCGTACGGCACGCATGAGCGTGAGCAAGCCGCCATTCCAGCAGCTACCAACCAAGAACCGGGAGGGTGATGAATAATGCGAGTTATGATCTACTCAGATACAATGGCTACCTACCGGCGCATGCGTGATCAAATAGGCGCTGGTCTTCCGGCAGAATACGGCATTGACTGGCTTAACCCTGGCACAGCACATCGTAGGTTAATGAGTATCGAACGAGGAACACTGCTCTTGCTGAAGTATAGGTGCGAAGAATTCACGCCAGAAATGCTAGACCTTATCGCAACACGACAGATTATCGTTGTGCCTGTACATTGTAGTAAGTGTAGTAATTACGGTGCGGTTGTACTAGACACGTGGGAGCAAGAATACGCGCAAGAATTAGCACTTAGGAATGAATTAGAGGCTAGGGACCATCAAGCACTGAAGGGTGACGAATAGTGCCTCTCAGAGATTTACCAGATCCTATGGCTGCAACAGAACCGCGCGGTATCGGCTTGCGCTTACTACGGGAAGCTTACGACCGTATTGCCGCTAAGCACACTGAAACATGCGATAGCAATAAGCACGTGCACGGTGACAATCGCACATTCGGTAACGGCTTAATCATAGGTTTAGAGCTTGCACTGTCCATCATTGCAGATCTGAAGGGAGAGGAATGATCGGTTTTAAAATCATCGGGGAAATGACACGTGATGAGCTAGTGGACGAATTCCTAGCTCACCAACGAGAGGAAATAATCAAGCAGACAACCGATGATATTAAAAAAGTTATCATCAACATGCGCATGGTAGATGTAAACCGGAGAATGGTTGCGGAAGCCAAGTTAGAGCCATCCACACTTTGGGGCATGATGACTGGCAATAGTGATAACGATGACTAACTTAACCCGTGACGAAATAATCTGCATGCAACATATGTACGCACAGATTGCAGTGCATGTGAACAAGGCAATCATTGCAGAGTACGATCGCACTAGAACTAGACCACGTTCCGGCAATCCACAAGAGCAAGTAGGAATACTGAGAGGCTTGCGTATGGCAGGAAGAGTGGTAGAACGCGTGGCAAGCGATGCAGAGTGCTTTTACAAAGACGCACTGGTGCGGGCAGACCTGAACGTGCGACTTCCAAATCTAATTACGCCTGTACAGCCTGATGAAACTACTAAGGGCTGACACAATCCGACGTGCGCTAATCGCCGACCAAGGCAAGCTCATTCTCTCTGCTGACTTTGATCAGATTGAGTTGCGCGTTGCGGCAGCGTACGCGGGCGAGACTTCCATGATTGAGGCAGCGAAGCTGGGGGAGTCGCTGCACAAGGTTGCTGCTGTCAAATTGTTCGGTAAGGACTACACGCCAGACCAATACCGTTGCACCAAGAATGTCAATTTCGGATGGCTCTACGGCGGAGGTCCTGCGACTCTGAGCGAGCAAGCAGGAATTACCCCGACAGCCGCATACCAAATCATCAGAGAGTATGAGGCGCAATTCCCCTTCCTTGCTGCCTATAAGCGCAGGCACCAGGCGGAGGTACTGCGGCAGGCACTAAGCAGTGCAGAGTACCGGGCGTTCAGGGAACTGCGCTCACAGATGTTCAATTTCCGGTCAGACACGCCAGAGGGTAGGCGGGCTAAGGCCGGTATCAAACTAGAGCTTCAACGGTTGTGCTACCGCAAGCACGCCTATGTAGTCACAGATTACGGCAGGCACCTGATTGTCGACGCTGACAAATCGTACACTGCCGTCAACTACATTGTGCAGTCAACTGCACGCGACATCATGGCGGAAGCCCTGTTGCGTGTAATGGCGGATCCCGAACTAGAGCCGACAGTGTTGCTCCCAATTCATGATGAGTTGCTAGGGCAGGCACCCATAGCCGTTGCTGAACATATTGCCAAACGGTATGAGGAAGTGATGTCAACTGAATTCAGGGGAGTGCCCATTACTGCCAGCGGAAAAGTTTACGGGAAAAGTTGGGGGCATGGATACCGCAATAGCTGAAGATATATCGCGCATTACTAGTGCATATACTTATGTACCTCCGGGTATGATAGCTAAGATGGAATGGCGTATTAGCAGACAAAAGCTATTGCGTATGGCTAAAGTGCTAGGCATGCCTATTATGGAATGGCATATTAGGAACGGCACAGTTACGCTATATGGAAGACCGGTTACGCCAACTGATACTGATGAAATTCTATTAGTACTGGTAGTTACACCTGCAAGCACAGAAAGCGGAGGTAGCAGTCATTCGTAAACTGACGAAAGTTGATGCAGAGCGCATTTTTGATTGGGCTCTGCTGGTAATGTTATTACCAATAGTAGTTCCACTTCATATTTTCGATGAAATACAATTCCGAATTCAGGTACGCCGCGACGTGCGCAAGATGAAAAAGGAATGGGAACGTAGATATGGGAGTAGCAAGCCTAGCGCTTAAAGTAATTGGATTCGTCGCCCTATGCTTTGGCGCAACATTCTGTATAATCCTGCTAGTTGAGTCATTGAAAGATTACTTCGACAACCATTAGGAGTACCATGAGCGGTGGCAGTTTCGACTATGCAAGTGATGCTGCTGATTTAGCATCCGTGCTTGCCAAGTGGGAAGACCTTACGCCCTTGGCGGATTATCTAGCGCTATACGACTGCGCCGGCCAGGCACTTATTGACACCAAACAGTTACTCGACGATATCGCACGATTCCAAGAAGCGGTTGAGGAACGCATTACTCGCTTGCAGCCGGTATGGCATGGGATTGAATGGTACGCATCGTGCGATTGGTCACACGATCAATTCCGCAAGGTATGCGAAACGTACAATACGGCAGGAACCAACCACTCCAATAACAAGCGAAAGGCGCAGCGTTAGCATGCCCGAACCGATTCACTACACGACACTAGACACTCTCACGGATACGCAGCGCGCTACCCTCGCAGCGCACAAGGACATGCTAGGTAAGGTTACTGCTGAACTGGTTTTTTCTGTGTCTGACCATGTGTTGGGTGGCTGCACAGAGTGGGCCTGCCTGCCCCTTGATGTTATTGAGCATCTACACAGCTTGAATGACACGCAACTGCGGGCACTGGCAGCCTTTGCAATTCGCGCATTGTCCGAGGCGTACTTAACAGAAGTAGCAGCGGAACAACTAGGTAACGCATTCGCACAAATGGTAAAGGAAGCAACTACATGACTTTTGAACGCATTGCTGAAATCACGAAAGAGCACACCACTAATCCGGTTGGCCGCTACCGTGGATGCTACTTCAGCGTGAGCAATGAAGGCGCTGAACGCATTTGTGCACAGTGGCCCACCGTAAATGATAGTGCAACACCCGTGTTCCTGCGCATGCAGCAATCAGCTATGCACTTGTTCACTGACATTCCTATCATCATCAATGATTTGATGGTTGGTGGCCAGTGGGAATTGTGCATGTTTGCAAATGGCGGCATTGTGGAGAGTGGAACTCTCGATGTCGCGCAAGCCGAATGAGTACCACCTAGTTGCCTTCGACCCCGGGGGCACCATAGGTTGGGCGCACTTCATTCTTGACATTCGCGCGTTCAGTAGGCCAGCGCACAAGGTAATGCGCTATTTGGAGTACTGGAATTGCGGAGAGTTTAGTGGTAATGAGAACGAACAACTAACATCGGCTGTCGGGCTGATTGCCAAGGCTAAATTTGGAGAACTACCCTTCAACACCCATACCGACGTGATTGCGGAAGATTTCGAGCTAACACAATTGGTAGGGGGCCGTAACTTACTAAGTCCCGTTCGCATTAACGCAGTACTTGATTGGGAATGCCATAAGCGCGGTTTGAGTTTGCAGTTGCAGGCGCGACAACTGCGCACGGCGGTAACCAAGGAACGCTTAAGGTTGTTCGGGTTTGAGGGTTCCTTTCGTAAGGATGAATTCTCAGCCATGCAGCATGCGGTTACTTGGCTACGGCGTACAAAAGCAAAGTCACGCGAACTACCTTGGAAGCTCAGTAACGGCGTAGCGCACAATGCTTATTGGGATTGCGCCTGCACTAATTCCAGTCCATGTAATTTGATGCACCCTAGATAGGAGCAGCGTGGCCAGCAACAGACGAATTAAAAAGCAAGTCGACGCATGGGCACGCTGGTGCTCTCGTGAACCTATTGCATCGTCAAGGGCACCAGCAGGAATGCACCGTGCCTATGCACACTACCGGCAGAGCCTGCGCAGAAAGCAGAACATTTACATTCCTCGGTACGCTACTGAGCTGTGACATAAATCACACTTGACAGAATTGACCAACTGTATAAGCGTAAGGCCGCTCACCTGGTAGGCAGACAAGGCCACAAGGGGGTCTACCAGGTGAGCACCCTTTGATGAGGAGAGAGTGCATCATGACTGATGAAACGGTGGAAGTGGGCGAGGCAACTGCGCCCGTACCACAAGAAGACACAAACCCGATTCCCAAGGTGACTCGACCGGCGCGCCGTAGGGCTTCCGGTGCAGTTGGCGGTACAACGTCTGCCGTCACGGCTAAGGCCGCAACTCCCAAGGCTGCACCAAAAGCCAGGGCTACCAAGGTCACTGCTCC